CCGACCGTCACCTGGGCGGTGGCGATCGCGTCGCCGCTCATCCTGAGATTGCCGGCCGCATCGGTGCGCAGCGCGCGGTTCGCCTGCCCGTCGAAGCCCGCGACGAGGATATTTGGGTCAGCCATGATGATGTTTCCTTCGGCGGCGGCACGTGCCGGCCCGCTCCAAATTTTCCAGTCAGCGAGGCTTGACGGGTTTCGCCCGCCCGTTCCTCATGGGGGTGCAACAATAGGTTGAGCCGGGGGGTCTCATGCGCAGCATCATCATCGTCGCCGGGCTTGCCGCCGGTCTCGCCGGATGCGCCCGTCAGGAAACGGATCCGCGCGCCGGCCTGCCCTTCCCCAATCCGCAGAACCAGCAGGAGATGTGCGCCAATCTCTTGAGCACCTATGCCGATCCCTACCAGGCGCCCCATATGCGCCGGGTTCTGCTGCTGACCATGCGCAGCCGCGGCTGTCTCTGAGAGGCCAGCCGACGCCGTGCGCGACGCGGCGCAGGGGCCAGCATTGTCTCAGGCCACCACCCGTTTCGGCATGCGCCAGTTTTGCAGCCCCGCCGGCGCGTCCGGCGCCTCGCCGATTCCGATCGCGAAGTAGCGCAGCGCATCGGCCGGGTGACTGGCCCAGTCATGCACAGGCTTGGGCTTGAGCACCTGGTTCTTCTCGTCGTAATCGGCGCGGTAGAGACTCAGCGCCTCGATGCCGCGCGCGCATTTCTCCTGGTCGAACCATAGTTTCGGCAGCATCAGGCGCAGGGCATTGATGCCGTCATCGACCCGGTGGTCGGGACAGACGGTGACCGTCAGCCCGAGCGTCTTCAGCACCTCCTCGCGGCTCTTGCCGGTGCCGAGCTCGCGCGCCTTCACGTCATGCGGCAGGATATGGCCGCCATAGAGATAGGGCTTGTCCTTCACCAGCCTGACATAATGGGCGAGGTCCATGCCGGTCGCCTCGTAATAGTCCACGGCATGGAATTCGCGCCCGACGCATTGGACGAACCAGATGGCGGTCGCGTCGTCCATGCCGAGGTCCCAGGCGGTCCAGACAGGTGCTGCCGGATCATAGGGAACCCCGGTGATCCGCCGCTCGCGCTCGGCGGCCGCCATCAGCCGGCCGTAATAGGCGCCAATCACGGCAGCGGCGAAAGAACAGTAATATTCCTGCTCGATCAGCATGTCGCCCTGGTCGTCGCCGAACAGCGCGCGATAGCCCCGGCGCGCCTCCTCCACCGCGTCGCGGCTGATCGCCCTGGTGTCGTCGACGGTCTGGATGCCGACATACCAGTTCGGATCCTTGTCATGCCCGCGCACCATGCGCTCGACATGGTTCTTGCCGCGCGGCGTGGTGATGAACAGCGCCCAGCCGTTATTTTCCGAGAGGATCGGCTGGATATAGGCCCAGGCCCGGGGGTCGGCCAAAGCCCATTCGGAAAAGGTCACGCCGACGGGCGGCGAGCCGACCACGCTGTCATAGCTGTCGGACCCCACCACCTGCCAGGTCGCGCCATTGACCAGCTCGATGAACATCTCGTTGTCGTTCGAGCGGTTGCGGATCTCGTGCGGAAAGGCCTCATCGATGCGCCGCTTGCCCGAATGCGGGTTGACGGCATTCCAGATCGCCTTCCGGCCCTGGCCATATTCGGGCAGCATGTGCCAATAGGTCGCCGGCCGCTCGATCATGGCGGCTGCCGCCCGGTGCAGCGCCACGTCGTCCTTGCCCCAGCGCCGATGCGCCACCATCAGGGCGCGTTTTCCCCCCGCCTCGAGGTGGTTCCACAGCTCACGCTGATACCAGCGCGGCCGCCAGCCGTTAGGAATCCGGATCGTCCGAGAATTTGACAAGTTCGACCGTCAGGTTGCCGCCGTGGTTCACGTCCTGCTTGTCGCGCCATTCCTCCGGCCGGCGGTTCTTCAGCCAGAAAATCGCCGCCGTCGTGTCCGGCGGATAGTGCTCACGATGCTCGGCGCGGATGACCTGGCCCTGGTGGGTGAAGACCTTGACCGTGTCGTAGGAATAGCCGACCGCGCGCTGGTAGAGGCTGCGCTCGACCTTGTCGTCGACCGCGCCCTTGCCAAGCTTCAGCGCGCCGCAAAAGGCCTCGTGCTCCACCTTCCAGCGGCCGATGGTGCGGACATTGACCGCGAAGAATTCGGCAAGGTCCTCGTCGGTTGCCCCCAGCGCGCAGAGCTTGGCCGCCTGGCGGGCGAAATCGGGCTGGTATTTCGGCGGGCGGCCGAGCAGCGGACGATCGGGTTCGGCGATGACCGGTAGAGCCGTTTCAGGTTCCTCCGCGGGCGTCGATACTGTCGGTTCTTCAGCTTGCGTCGGCGCGGCCGAGGCCGTCGCCAGGCGCAGCTTGGAGGGCATGCGTGGCATGAGAACACTTTCCAATAGACGATGCGACGTGGAGAACCGTCATAGGATGTATTGACGGCTACGGAACGACACTGTCGCCGCGATGAACTGGCGTTGGGCCCGTAAGATAGGCCTGCCCGGCTCGCACATCTTGTTGCTGAACGTCGTCGGTCATGGCCGGTGCAGCCGCGCAAAGGCTGCGGCGGCCGCAGGTGCCATGCCGGAGCGCTCCGCCATTTTGGCCAGGTCGTCCTGGCTGATCTCGGCAGGTGTCGCCTGACCAATCCCGGGCGGTGCGGTTCCGGCGGTTCCGGCGGGAGGCGCCTGACCGATCCCAGCCGGGGCGATTCCGCTAGTTTCGGCGGGTGCCGTGGCCGCAGCCGCCGGATCCTCGCCCGAAGCCGCGAGCAAACCACCGCCTGCCAGACCTGCCATCGAATTGAACTGGATAATCCTGTTGATTGCAGGATTGCGATTCGCGTACTCCCGGATCCGGGCCGCGACATCTGGCGCCACTGTCTTGAGGTAATTCGGGGCCGTCATATAGATCCGGATCGCCTCCGCAATCAGTTCGCGGTGCTGATCCGCAAGCAAACGGTAGCCGCCATCGGCGGGCCTAAATAATCTACCGTGTCGCTGGCCATTGTTACCGATATTATAGACGATACCGAGCTGATCATGAAGTCCTTTTACCGGTATTTGTCCGGCCAGCTCGTCGATTGCATGGCCAACCTCATGACCGATTACTCGCTCGGCTTTTTCAGGACTGAGGTCCCGACGATATGAAATACCGGTAGGTCGGTTAGATCCACGGTCCACCGTGATCCGGCCGGCGTCACCTCCAATTTCGCGTGCCGTAACATCCAGAGGCCTTCGACCCGTTGCAGCCTCTGCAATGGCGTCAAATTCCTGGCGCGCGAGCCCCTCGTCGGCGCCTCCAGCGACACGCCGGCCGGCGACGAATCGGGCGGTGATGGCGGCTCCGTCGATGGTCTGTTCGAGCGGTCCCGATCCATTGACGGCCCCCGGATAGTCAAGCTCAAAAGGTCGCTGCGGTAGATGGGGTGGATCATATATGTTTGCGTATCTCGATGAAAGCTCGGAGGCATTGCGGCCAACAATATTGCGGGCTCTTCTTACCCCGCCCGCGATCAAACCTGCCGGGATGATTGATGCCGCATTGGCCGCGGCGCCCACATAATTGCCCTCATCATAGTCGCGCCTGGCTTCTTGGGCGGCAAGCGGGATGCCGGCCGGGGTGAAGTCCATCAGGCCCGGCCCTGATGTCCCGAGGCCGGAACTGCCGGTCAGCGCCGAAACATAGTGCGAGCGCGGACCACCGACCCGATTGTCCCCCATCAGCCATTGCGCCAGGCGCTCGCGCCATGTCGGGTCATAGGATCGCAATTCCGGCTGTCTGTCGGACATGATGCGGCCTCCGCATGATGACTCGGAGATATCAGTGGTTTGCTTTCGCGAGACGGGCGGACCAGTCCTCCGGGGGGCAAAGCCATCACCCCGGCGTCTCCAAACAAAAGCCCGGAAGGCATGAACCTCCGGGCGCAATGTCTTGACCGTGCATTTCACGCACTATGACTATTTTCCTATCACCTGTCAAGCAGCAAGATCGGTCACTGGAAAAATGGCCGCTCGGGCAGGCACGGACCGGCTTTCGGGACGTTGGCCGGCCGTCAGTCACCAACGATTTGCCAAGCCCCCTCAGAATCTTGCCTCGCGACATGAAAGTTCCGATTCCGCGCTGGCGTCGTTGCGCCGACGACAAGCCGGCCCTTCGCCTATGCCCCCAGGCCGTATGGCGCCAAGTCGCCGCAATCGCGTGCCATCGTCGCAATTCCTTCGCAGCCGCGTCGCAAGGACACCATGCCATGCCGGATGGTTCGTCGGGCCTCGTGCCCTATCGGATGTCGCCGGAAGACCGCCGCTATTACCTGATCAGCCTCGCTGCCGTGCCTCTGGTGCTGGCGCTCATCCTGTTCCTGCCGGCCGGACAGCTGTCCTGGGCGCGCGGCTGGCTGTTCCTCATCGTGTTTTCCTTCGCCACCGCGACGGCGGCCGCCGCGCTGTGGCAGATCAATCCGGAAATCTTCGCCGCGCGCCGGCGGATCCAGCCGGGCACCAAGCGCTGGGACCGGATCCTGCTGGCCGTCCTGGCGCCGGTGGGCCTCGCGATCCTCGTCGTGGCCGGGCTCGATGACGGGCGCTTCCATTGGTCGGCGATGACGACGCCCGTCGTCCTCTTCGGCTATGCCCTGTGGCTCGCCGGCTTTGCCGGCGCGACCTGGGCCCAGGCGGTCAACCGCCATTTCGAGCCGGGCGTGCGCATCCAGACCGACCGCGACCATCACGTGGTCGACAGCGGCCCCTATGCCATTGTCCGGCATCCCGGCTATTCCACGGCCTGTCTCATGTTCATCGGCATTCCACTCAGCCTCGGCTCATGGTGGGGCCTGCTGCCGGCGTTTCTGTCCTGCCTTCTTCTGATCGTCCGGACGCGCTGGGAGGACGCCACGCTGCAGGCCGAGCTATCAGGCTATAGCGATTATGCGCAGAGGGTTCGCTGGCGGCTGGTACCCGGGATCTGGTAGCGGCCTGCCGACCTTCGGCAAAGGCCCCTCGCCACTCATATCTCGATCCCGCATCGACGCGGTACGCTCGATGTCTGGCCGCACCGGTGAACGCGGCGCCGCGTCAAACGGGGCTGCGGCCGTCGCCAGCCGGCCGGACGACGCAAGAAGGGCCGAGGTGCGAGCCCCGGCCCCGAATTCGCGTTGCGGTCTCGCCGGCGCGATCATTCGCCGGAGGAGGCACCGCCACCGGGGACTTCGCCGACAAAGCGCTGCTGTTCGAGCATGATCGCCTCTCGCTCCGAGAGAGCCGGCGTGACGATACGCACTGGGGCTGTCGCGGGGCGCTGCGTGCGCAGCGAAAGTTCCGCCGGAGTGCCCGGCGCGTTGCGCTGCCGGCTGTTTTGAGCGAGGGCAGGCTCTGCGATGACGACCATAAGAAGAGATGCGACAATAATCTTATTCATGGCACTACTCCGTTCCGCTGCGGGGTTTCTTGCAGGACCGCAATCTTTGTTCGCATGCTCATTTCGTTGCGATACGTCGAGCACTCGCCGATCGCTGACCTGATCATTTTTGGCTTTTTGTGGCGTTTGTCCAGAAAATGCCCGCTGAATAGCTAATTCACGCTGAACAAAGGCGTTAAACGTCAATCATGTACAGTAGGCTTTGATCGCATCCGATCGTTGGCCGAACCGCTTCCATTGTCTGCTGCGGCGCAAGGCCGTTTCCCTGCCGCCGCGATCGCGGCATGCACCTGCCTGCCGCCTTGACGAGCCGGTTCGCAAATCGCGGTTCCTCGCTCGCAGACCTTGATGTTGCACCTGATATCGGCGCCATTCGATCGACAAACGAGAACGACCGGGCGCATGACGCATATGAAATTCCAGGAAACGCCCGAAAAAGGAAACGAACGACCATTGCCCAAAATGCGGGCAAATTGCTAAGGACCCAGGCATCCGCGCGCAGATAACCTCTGCAACACCCTATCGGTGTTTCCTGTGGTGAGTTCTTGCCCATGCATGGCATTGCCGTCCTGTTGAAGCGCCTCAATCCGGGCCTCGCCCCGGTCAGCCCGGCGGAGCGCCTGCGCGCTTCCCTTGGCGCGCTCCTCGGCATCCTCATCACCGGTCTCGTTACCAAACAGGCGCTCGGCACCACGGCCGGACTGCCGCTCTTGATCGCGCCCATGGGTGCCTCCGCCGTGCTGCTCTTCGCCGTGCCGGCGAGCCCGCTGGCCCAGCCCTGGTCGATCCTCGGCGGCAATGTCATCGCGGCGCTGATCGGCGTCACCGCGAGCACCCTCATCACCGATCCCTTCATCGCCGCGGCGGTCGCCGGTGGTGCC